CAATATGTCGGTGTCGCGGGCAGCCGGGCGTCTCGCGCAGCTGCGTGACGGCAACTTCCCGTTCTGGGTCTACCTCCATGGTGGATCCCGCGAGCCTCGGGTGCAGCACCTGTCCTGGAACGGCGTAGCGCTGCCGCCGGATCATCCGTTCTGGCTCACCCACTACGCGCCCAACGGCTGGGGCTGCAGCTGCAGGGTGCGCGGGGCCCGCACGGCCGGCGGCGTCCGCCGCCTGGGCGGAGATCCCGAGAAGCAGCTCCCCGACAACTGGAACAGCACCGATCCGAAAACCGGCGCTCCGGTCGGGATCGACAAGGGCTGGGATTACATGCCGGGCGGATCGGTTTCCAACACCATCCGGCAGATGACCGAAAAGGCGGTAAACTGGGAATACAGCCTTGCCACCGCCTATATGCGCGAGCTGCCTGCGCCACATGTCGATGCCTTCTCGCGCGGGTACCGTGCCCTGCCCAGCATGGCCACGGATTTTCGGCGTTGGGTCGAGCGGGTGCAGGGCGAACGCAACGGGGCCCCGATTTCACCCGATGTCGTGGTGGAACCGCAGAAGACACTGGGGCTCGCCACATCGGCGCAGATCACCCAGCTCGAAGGCCTGACGGGGCTCTCCATGCGCGGCCAGCTTTATGACTATGCCGTGGACCAAAGCGCGGTGCGGCATGTGCTGGCGCGCCACGGCGATCCGGTGATGGAACGCAGCCGCGGTCAGCGGGCCATTCTGCCCGAGGACTTTGGCCGGCTTGGCGCGGTCCTCAACGATCCGGATCAGGTGACGGTGGCGGATCAGCAGGCCGGGCGCCCGCCGCTGCTGCGCCATGAAAAGCGGTTCGGGAATGAACGGGTGGTGGCGCTGTTCGAACTGCGGACAGGCCGCAGGCGGCTGAATCTTGTGACCATGTGGGTGGAGACGATCGCCGACGCGTCCCCGACCATGACGCCCTGAGCGTACTACGGCCGATCCGCAGCGGTCGATGTCCCGCGCCGGCAAAAGGAATATAGCGATGATCACGCTCGAATTGAAGATGGAAAACCTGGACGCGGCGCTGGCCCGTCTGTCGGGGGGCCTTTCCGATGCCTCGGAAGTCACCAACGAGATCGGCGGTTTTCTCGCCGAATCCGCCCAGCAGCGGATCGAGAAATCCCAAGGCGCCCCCGACGGCACCCCCTGGGCGCCCAAATCTCCTTTCAGCCGGTCGAAGGACAGGCGCCCGCTCTATGATACGGGCGAGATGTCGCGGAACATCAACCACCAGTACGGGCCAGATTTTGTCGAGGTCATCGCCACCGGCGTCCAAGTGCGCACCATGCAATATGGCGCCGCCAAGGGCGCCTTCGGACAGACCAAAGGCGGCACACCGCTGCCCTTCGGTGACATCCCGGCCCGACCGTTCATGGGGTTCTCTGACAGCGACCGGAACGGGATTGCCGAGGCGCTTGAGGAATGGGTGGCGGGGCTGGTTGAAAGAGGAGGCGCATCCTGATGGAGTACGACATCAAGGAAGATCATGGCATGGACCCCGGCATTGCGCGTCATGTCGAAGCGCTCAGAGCGGCGGGGGTGGAGACCTTCGAATCCTGCCAGGGCGGTGACGGCCACGCCTTCCCTTATCCAACCGTGCGGTTCCGTGGAGATCGAAGCGAGGGCCTTAGAGCCCTCGCGCTTGTTCTTCAGCAGGGGTTTCAGGTGTCGAGCCTGAACCGTGTCTGGCCGGTGATCGACGGTGAACCGACCGGGCCCTACTGGGAGTTGGAGTTCCGGCCTTAGCTGAGCCGTTCACACTCCTTGCAGAGCGGCTTGCCGCCAGTGCCCTCGCGGCGGTTCTCACGCTCGATGTTGTTCCCTGTGTTGCAGTCGGTGTTGTTGTGATGCACCGTCTGTTTGGTCGAATGCCAAGGTGATTTCTTCGCCATAAAATGTCCTCCAATTGAAATTGCCGAGACCCAATGAGGCGACCCGAAGCTGATTCCGTCAATCGGCCCACGTATTGCGCGCCCAAATTCACGCATATTTTGCGATCCGGGACAGATTGACCGGGTGACGCAGACGGGGCAGTCTGCAGACACTCTGCTGGACGAGGGCTGAAGCCCACATCCACACACCGTTGCGGATGTATCGCGATTGACCAACGCGCGATTGTCGCGGTCATGAGCAGCACCATTTCCCATATCGCGCTGATGCAGGCGCAGGTTCTTCCCGCTGGCCCCTCGGGCACGGTGCCGGACTGGATCCAGCTGATCCCGGCAGGGTCCGAGATCACCACCCAGGACGGGCGCGGGCCCTATCGGGTCATCGACCCGCAGGCGGTCGTTGCTTCGCTACGGCAGGGCCAGAAACTTCCCATCGACGAGAACCACGCGATCGACTGGGCCGCCCCCCGGGGCGAGCCGTCGCCCGCGCGCGGTTACATCGTCGAGCTGCAGGCGCGCGAGACCGGGATCTGGGGGCGGGTCGATTGGACCGAGTCCGGTCGCGCGCTGATGGCAGATCGGGCCTATCTCGGGATTTCGCCGGCCATCGTCCATGACGGGGCGAAGCGCGTCATCGGGCTGGCCCGGGCCTCTCTCACCAACAAGCCGAACCTGCGCGGGATGACCGCGCTTCACATGGAGACAGACATGTCGCTTATTCAACGACTGGCGACGGCTCTGGGGCTCGATCCGTCCACCGGCGAAGATGCGCTGGTGGAGCGGGTGACCTCGCTGCACCAGAGCCAGACCACCGCCACCGCCCTGCAGTCCAGCCTGTCCGAGATCGGCGTGGCGCTGGGGGCGGCACAGGACGCCCAGCCCGAGGCCATTCTGGACGCCGCCCGGGTCGCGGCCAGCCGCGAAGGCACCGTGGTCACCGCGCTGCAGAGTCAGCTCACCACGCTGCAGACCGAACTCGGCGACATGAAGACCACCCGCGCCCGCGAACGGGCCGAGGCCTTCGTGGATGGCGCCAAGGCGGATCGGCGCATGGGCATCACCCAGGGCAACCGCGACGAGTTCATCGCCATGCACATGGAGAGCCCCGAGCGGACCGAGAAGCTGATCAACGGCTTCGCGAAGCTGCCCGAGGGGGCCAAGCCCGATCAGGACACCGCCGTCGCCCTGCAGTCTGACAGCCGCGACCTGGTGACCCGGGCGCGCGCCTATCAGAAGGACCATCCGGAAACCAGCTGGTCCGAAGCCGTCATCGCCGTCTCGGAGGGCCGCAAATGATCCCCGTCTTCACGAAGTCCTTTGAGGCCGAGGCGGCCGTCGCGGGCTACCGCTTTGTGGCCTTTTCCGACGTCTCGGCCACCGACAAGGTGTCTCAGGCCGCCGCGGAGACCGACCCGATCCTTGGCGTCTCGGACGCCATGGGCGCCGAGGCGGGCGGAATGCTGGACGTGCATCTGGGCGGGATCGCCGCGGTCCAGCTTGGCGGCACCGTCACCGCCGGCGCGCCGCTCACCGCCGATGAGGACGGTTTTGCCGTCGTCGCCGCGGCCACGGCTTCGACCACCGTGCGCTACGGCGGCTTCGCCTGCGGTCCCGGTGTCACCGGCGACATCATCGACATCTGGCTGGCCCCCGGCCTGCTGCACGAGGCCTGAGAGGAACACCCATGGCACCCAATCGTCCGTTTCCCGTCGATCCCGTCCTTACCGCCATCGCGGTGGGCTTCCGCAACCCGGCAGCCTTCCGCATCGCCGATCAGGTCCTGCCGCGCCAGTCGGTCGGCGGCGAGAAGTTCAAGTGGACCGAATACCCCATCGCGGAGGCCTTCAACACGCCCGACGCCCGCGTGGGCCGTCTCGGCCGCGTCCAGCAGCTGACCTTCTCGGGCACCGAGAAAACTGGCGAGGTGGAAGATTTCGGCTTCGACGCGCCCGTGCCCTATTCCGACATCGAGGCGGCAGAAAAAGCCCGCGCGCAGGGTCTTTCGGCCATCAACCCCGAAACCCATGCGGTGGAAATGGTCACCGACACGCTCGAAAACTGCCGCGAGGCGCGCGTCGCCAATCTGGTGCATGCGCCGTCCACTTATGCGGCCGACAAGCGCGTGACGCTGTCGGGCACGTCGCAGTTCTCCGATTACACCAACTCCGACCCGATCGGCGCGATCAAGACCGGGATGGAAGCAACGCTGGTCTACCCGCCCAACACTGTCGTCATGGGCAGGGCCGTCTGGTCGAAGCTGTCCTCGCATCCGAAGCTCGTGAATGCGGTGAAGGGCAACGTGACCAACGCCGGCATCATCACCCGTGAACAGTTCGTCGAGCTTTTCTCGGGTGAAGGCATCACGCAGCTGCTGGTGGGTGATGCCATGGTGAACACCGCCCGTCCCGGTCAGGCGCCGACCCTCGCGCGTGCCTGGGGCAAGCACATCGCCATGCTGCACCTCAACCCCATGGCTTCGATCGAGAGCGGCGGCATCACCTTCGGCATGACTGCCGATTACGGTGGGCGCATCTCGGGCCGGATCGAGGACAAGGACATTGGCCTGCAGGGCGGCGTCCGGATCCGGACCGGTGAGCGGGTCAAGGAGCTGATCATCGCGAAGGATGTCGGCTACTTCATCCAGAACGCGGTGGCCTGACATGGCCCGTCGCAGCACGACCAAGCCAGCCCAGGCGGCAAAAGCCGCCGAAGGGCAGGACACGCCGGCGGCCGACGCCGCCGATGTGGCGGCCGCCGTGACCTCGGCCGCGCCCGAGGGTGCCGCAAAAGACAGCGCTCCCGTCGATACGACCGACGGCCCGGCGCCCGAGGAGGGCCGGAAAGAGCCGCTGGACATGGCCGGGACGGACGACCCCGCGGCAGCGGAAGCCGTGACCTCGATCAAGCCCGAGGAGACGGCGACGGACAGCCAGACCCCGGATGACACCCGGGAAAAGCTGGTGGAAGCGGTATCGGAGCTTGGACCGAAGGTTGCGCCTGTCCTGCCCGATCCCATGCAAATCGCCATCGTGCGACGCTTCGCTACGGCTGTGAGCCCGATCGAACATGACGGCGTCCACTATCGGCTCGGCAATCCAGTTCCGCTGACCAGGAACCAGTTTCTGACGCTCCGGCTCGCCGGTGCGGTCGCGGATGAAGACTGGGACGACCTCGAAGAGGCCACGGCGCTCAGCGTCTGAACCAACTCAGCCGGGCGCTGCTCGACCGGCTGTGTCTGCTCCCCCCGGCGACTGGGCGGGAGCTTCCCGGCGGCGGGGAACTGCCGCCGGGTCCAACCTTCACCCTGGGGCGATACCATGACCTATGCCACCCTTGATCAGCTGACCGATCAGTACGGCGCGCACATGCTTGTGCTGCTGACGGATCGCGGCGACGTGGCCACGGGCGAGATCGATGCCGAGGTGGTCGCGCGCGCGCTCGAGGATGCGGATGCGCTGATCGATGGGTTCCTGAAGGACCGGTACGCCCTGCCGCTGGCGGAGGTCCCGGTACTGCTGTCGAAGATCGCGCGGCGCATCGCCATCTGGGAGCTTCACCGCCAGAAGCCCGACGAAAAGATCGAGACCGACTATAAGGATGCGCTTGCCACGCTGGACCGCATCGGCTCGGGCAAAATCCGCTTGTCCATCGCGGGGGTCGAGCCGGAAGGCGTCAAGGCCACCGGCGTGCGGGTTTCTGACCGGGTGCGCCCGCTCACTGTCGACAACCTGAAGGGGTTCGTCTGATGCGGGTGCGCCAGATCATGGATCGCCTCACCGCCGAGGTGCCCGCGCTGGTCGGCCGCGTGCGTGAGGCCAGCGATTACACCAGCCTGCTGCGCAATGTCAGCCTGACCGCCTCGACCGGGGGCGCCTATGTCATGCCGTCGGGCCTGCGCGCCGGGCCCGCTGCCTCCGCCACCGGCGCCTATGTGCAGTCTTTCGACGACATGCTCGCCGTCGTGATCCTCGTGCCGGACCCCAACAAGGGGCTCGGCCGCCAGGGTGCGACCATCGACGATCTGCGCGGCTCGGTCATCGGGGCTGTCGCGGGCGGGATGCCGGAAGGTGCCATGGGCGCCTGTCAGCTGCTGCGCGGCGCG